TTAAGTCAGTGTCTGTCGAGGACTCTGACCCTTTAGCTTAAAGCGCGATTATCCATTCACCTACTTAATAGCTCGATTGAGCATTAGGTTGGGAATCGCGCCACAGCAGTTATTGGATTTAGATAAGACTATGCTTGATGCATTATTGCAAGGTCTAAAGGATGAAGCGAAAGAGGTGAGCGATGCCAGCAAGCGTCAAGGGCGGCATCGCGCTTAGAAAGTCTTTGCGGGCTTTTAGTCCAGATTTAGCCAAAGCATTACCTAAAGAAGTTTCAGCAGCCTTAAAGCCAATTACTAAGTCTGCCCGCGGATACTTGCCAGATAATTCATCGATTTTAAGTGGATGGTTGCCTAGAGAAAACTCTCAAGCTCGTTTTCCTACTTACGATGCTAGAATTGCTCGAGCTGGCATTGGCTATAAGACCACACCATCAAAGCCAAATCGCAGAGGTTTTAGATCACTTGCTCGCGTATTTAATAAAAGTGCTGCTGGAGCAATTTATGAGACTATGGGTCGCAAGACACCTAACAGTTCTTTTGTAGAGAATCAGACTAATAAATATAACTCACCAATTAAAGGCAAGGACAAGATGGCTGGTCGTGCTTTGTTTAGAGCCTACGAAGAAAACAACGGCAAAGCTAGACAAGCAGTTTTAAAAGCAATCCAATCTGCTGCCAATAAACTAAACGCGAGAGCAAAGGTGTAACTCATGGCAAACATTGTTATTGATATTGCCGCAGAGTTTGTAGGCAACAAGGCATTTAAGCAAGCAGACACAGCAACAGACCGCTTGACTAAAAATGTCAAGACCCTTGCTAAAACTTTTGGCGTAGCATTTAGCACGACTGCCATTCTTGCTTATGGCAAGGCTTCAGTTAAAGCGGCAGCAGCAGATCAAAAGGCACAGCAACAACTTGCTCTGGCTTTAAAGAATGTAGGACTTGGAAGAAACGCGGCATCGGCTGAAACCTATATTCAAAGACTTCAAAGCGAGTTTGGAATTGTTGATGATTTACTTCGCCCTGCTTATCAGAGTCTAGCTGTAGCAACCCGCGATTCTGCCGAATCACAAAGATTACTCAATCTTGCGTTAGACATTTCTGCCTCAACTGGCAAGGAATTAGGGTCAGTCACAACCGCCTTAGGTCGTGCCTTTTTGGGTAATAACACAGCACTTACTCGTTTAGGCGTAGGCATATCTAAAGCAGATTTAAAAACTAAATCTTTTAAAGAGATTACAGATGATTTGAGTCAGACTTTTAAAGGCTCGGCCAAAGCAGCCTCAGATACTTTTGCAGGATCAATAGCGAAGCTAGGTGTAGCCTCAGCCAATGTTCAAGAAATTATAGGCTTTGGCCTTATTGATTCTTTAAAAACTTTAGGCGGTAACACAACTATTGATGATCTTGCGGATGATATGGAAAGAGCAGCAACCAACTTAGCGGATTTCCTTCGTGGCTTATCACAAATTGGCACATTTGAAATAAATAACAAAACAAAGTCTTTCTTTGAATTATTGCTTACACCATTTCAGCGTTCATTTTCCGCTGGCCCATTAGGAGCAATTACAAGAATTGGCGCAACTTCCCGTAGAGCTAGTGAAGTAGGTGCGCAAAAGAACCCAATTCAATCAGGCTCATATTTAACTAATCAGACTAAAATAACTAAACTTACTATAGCCCAGACTAAAGCAGCTCAAGATCAGTTAAAATTGGCTAAGGCTAAATCAATCTTTGACCTACAAAAAATCCAGATTGAGGCAGCCTTAAAGGGTAGGATTTCAGAAGAAGATCGTATTCGTCTAAAGCTTATGCAGGCTATTGAATCTGAAAACATAAGCCAGATTGAGAAATACACAAAACTGCTTGACGATGCTCAGAAGAACACAGAAAAGTTAGTCAGCACCCTTGCAGGCATCAAGCCTTTAGATGATATTTTTAAGAACTTTAACTTTATGTCTGTCAAACAGCAATTAGATACACTTGAAGGTTATTTTAAGTCTTTTGTTGGTTCAGCTGCTTCCGCATTCAATGCTCTAGGTGCCTCACAAAGAGCAGCACTTGGCGGGTTTGTACCATTTGCAGGGGCAACTAACACATCTTTGGGCATTACATCTACTGGCGGAGCTACAACATCAATGCCATCAACAGTCGGGTTAGGCAAAACTGGTACAGGCAATCAACTCCCAGCAGGCGTAACCATTGCAACAACTGTAAATACAGGTATTGGAGACCCAGAAACAATAGCCCGCGCTGTTGAAGATGTTATTCGACAAGCTGTTGGGCGTGGAACATCGAGTTTGCTGCTACCAGTATGACATGGCTTCCAGAATGGCGTATCACGGTAGGCACTACTGTTTATACAAATGTAACCTCTGTTAATGTTACTACGGGTCGCATTGACATTGATCGGCAATGTCAAGCAGGTTATGCCCGTATGGACATTATCAACCCAACCAATGCTCTTTTTGACATTGATGTAACCGATTCCTTAACCCTAGAACTTAAAGATAGTGCTGGTGTATATGTGCCTGTTTTTGGTGGCACAGTCTCAGACTTTAGAACCTCAGTCAGAAGCCCAGAAGAAACTGGCTTTGTCACAATTGGCTCAATTCTTGCAGTAGGAGCATTGGCTAAATTACCTAAAGCCATCTACACAGCATCAGTAGCTCATGACCTAGATGGTGAGCAGATTTCTATCATCCTAGAAGATTTATTGGTCAATCAATGGCAAGAAGTAGCACCTGCCCTTCAGTGGGTTGATTACCACCCAACAACTACATGGGCTAATGCAGAAAATGTCGGCTTAGGCGAAATCGATGCTGGGCTATATCAGATGGATAATCTCAGTGCATCAGAGCGCAACACGCAGACCTTAGTCACGCAGATAGCCGATAGCGCACTCGGAACGCTGTACGAGGACAAACAGGGGCGAATCTCCTATGCCGATGCGGATCATAGAAGCACCTACTTAGCGGCTAATGGCTCAACCCAATTAGACGCAAATTACGCAACGCCATCAAGCGTTAAGTCCATTCTACAAATTGGCAAGATTCGTAACAGTGAAATTGTGCGCTATGGCAATGACTACAACCACACCTACTCAGCTACAGACGATGCTTCAATTACTACCTATGGTCGCTATCAAAAGAGCTACGACTCCAATATCCGTTATCTTGCAGATGTCGAGGATATTGTAGAGCGAGACTTAGCCTTGCGCTCGACACCTAGAACACAGCTTGACCAGATTACTTTTAGACTCGATAACCCAACAATGCCATCTGCCCAACTAGACGACCTTATCAACCTGTTTTTTGGCGAGCCAGTAGTTATTACTAACCTACCCTTTAACATGTTCGAGGGGTACTTCTCAGGCTTTGTAGAGGGCATTTCACTTGCAGCGACTCCAACTTATGTTGATGCAACTATCTATGTCTCACCTACAGACTTCTCACTTATTGCCCCAACATGGGCGACAGTAATCCCAACCAATACCCTTTGGAGTGGCGTAAATGCTACACTACAGTGGTCTAAAGCGATCGGAGTAATAAACTAATGGCAACAACAACCCCTAACTTTGGTTGGGCAGTGCCGACCAGCACTGACTTGGTCAAGGATGGCGCAGTAGCCATTGAGACCTTAGGCGATTCAATTGATGCATCTTTAGTTGATCTAAAAGGTGGCACAACTGGTCAGGTACTTGCTAAAGCATCTGGAACAGACATGGACTTTTCATGGACAGCGATTGACCCTCTTGTAATTTTAGATGCTAAAGGCGATTTGATTACTGCAACAGCAGCCGATACACCAGCACGCCTTGCAGTAGGTACAAACGGCCAAACACTCGTGGCGGATAGTACCGCTTCCACAGGCTTGAAATGGGCTAGTGCTGCAAGTGGTATGACACTTATTCAACGCTCCTCATTTTCAGGAGTCGCATCAACAACAACAACATTTGACGGCATTTTTACATCAACCTATAAAACATATCTTATTGTGGTTGAACAATTAGCACCTGTTACAACAGCCGATGATTTACAGATGCAATTAAGAGTTTCGGGAGTAACATCGGCCACTGCATATTATGTGACTGGATTATTATATGCTGCAAATGGTACAACTGCCACAAGCATTGGTGTATCAAATGGCACATTGGTCACTTTATCTAGCTCAAATGCTGCAACAAAACCTATTAGTGGTCAGTTATTTTTTCATCACGTTGGTAATGCATCAGAACGCGCAGACTGGGCTGGTCAAATGATAAGTGCTGACAATCCAGATTTTAATATGATTCTGGGCGTAAGAGATGTTGCAGATACATATACAGGCTTATTATTCAAATCGGCATCAACAAATATCACTGGAACAATAGCGATCTACGGATTGGCGGCAGCATAATGACTACAAAAACAGAAATGATTGCAATTATTAAGGCAGAAAATCCTAACGGCTTGCGCGTGGGCAATGAAGATGCTGGCTATACGCAATTATCGGCTGCCGAATATGAAACGACTATCGCAGAGTGGGCAGATGCGCGATTGGCAAAAGAAGCAAAACTTGCCGAAGCAGCACAGGCAGCACAGGCCAAAGCCGAGGCACTAGATAAACTAACTGCACTTGGAATTGACCCAAAGGCACTTGGGCTATAAGTGGAACA